GGTATTTCCAACTGCGCGGGAAATTTTAGCAAAAGGGGGTAAAATTGGAATTTTCAGACCAGACCTGAGATGAGGTCAATTTCAGACCACCTCAAAAGGGGGTTAAAACCCCCATAAAACCCCTATGAAGTTTTAGGGCATGAAGTTGAATTAGAACGAAAAACGGTGAGGGTGATATGACAAAGAGAGCTTGGAAAGCAAAAATTAAAAAAGCCTGTGAGGATGCAGGGACATATAAACCATACTTTGATAATGTCATTACTACTCTCGCAGATATTTTATATAGGCGCGACAAAGTCCAGGATCATTTTGAAAAAAACGGTGAGGAATTTGTTGTTGAGCACACCAACAAACTCGGAGCGGTAAATCTGGAGCAGAATCCAGAGCTCAGACTGATCAATGAATTGAACCGGGATGCTCTTGCATACTGGAGAGACCTCGGACTGACTCCTGCAGGGCTCAAAAAAATCAATGAAAAAGCTCTACAGAAGCAAAAAACCTCAGCATTGACTGAGGCACTCCGCGCTATTGGCTAAAAGTTACAAAAAGAGAGCGATTGACTATGCTCAATCGGTGTGCTCCGGTAAAAAGATAGCTGGAAAAGAGGTCATCCTTGCGTGTGCAAGGTTCCTCAAGGATCTTGAGCGTGATGAGTTTACACTCCGCACAAAAGAGCCTGATTTTGTTATCGGAATCATTGAGAGACTCATGGTCCATCAGCAGGGAGAAGCTCTGGACGGTGAGCCATTAAAAAATAAGCCACTACTCCTCCAGGACTGGCAGATATTTATTATTTACAACCTGGTGGGATTTTATAAAAAAGGCACTAAGGAGAGGCGATTCAAAGAGGGGTTTATTTTTATCCCTCGTAAAAATGGCAAAACACTATTTGTTGCAGCTCTCGCGTTTGGACTCGCTCTCCTGGAGAGAAAGTCCGGAGCTAAAATATATATTGTTGCAGCTTCTCTCAAACAGGCCTGTGAATCATTCCAGGATATTCTTTATACATTACGGTATCGTGGGATGGTCGAGGAGTTCCGGATCCGAGACAACAATGCAGAGCATTCCATCCATTTTGAGTTTTTGGATGAGGATGGGAGACCATCAGGATCCATTGATATTGAAGCTCTGGCAGCAAATCCCGATGTCCAGGATTCATTTAATTGTAATATTGCAATCGCTGATGAGGTGCATGCATTCAAAAAGGCTGCACAATATAACAGATTTAAGGAGGGCATGAAAGCCTATACAAATAAGCTGATGATAGGCATCACCACAGCAGGGGACAATGTCAACTCGTTCTGTTATGGCAGATTGCAATATGGTCTCAAAGTTGTGAATGGAACCGTTAAAGATGACAGCATTTTTGTTTTCATATCCAGAGCTGACCAGGATGACAAAGGCAATGTTGATTATACGGATCCAGTACAGCATGAAAAAGCAAATCCGAGCTATGGAGTCACAATCAGACCACAGGAGATCATGAACGATGCTCTCCAGGCTCAGAATGATCCTCAACAGAGAAAAGATTTTTTATCAAGATCTCTGGATATATACACATCAGCAATCAAAGCATGGTTTGATATTGATGAGTTTCGTGCGAGTGATTCACAGTATAACTGGACACTGCAGGATCTCGTCAAGTTAAATATAAACTGGTATGGAGGCGCGGATCTGTCGAGATTGTATGATCTGACAGCTGCAGCTCTGTATGGATGTTATCAGGGCATTGATATTGTAATCACACATGGATTTTTTCCAGTCACTCAGGCAGCTGCTAAAGCAGATCAGGATAATATCCCGCTGTTTGGATGGAAAGATGATGGATGGCTCACAATATGCAATAGTCCCACAGTAAACATCAGCGACATTGTCAACTGGTTTGTCCAGATGAGGTCCCTGGGATTCAAAATCAAATGTGTGGGACATGATCGCAAGTTTGCAGGAGAGGAATATTTTCCTGCAATGAAAAAAGCAGGATTCTATATTGAGGACCAACCTCAGTATTATTATCTGAAATCGCAAGGATTCAGGCATATTGAAAAGGCTGTAAAGGACGGAAATTTTTATTATCTGCATTCTGAGGCGTATGAGTATTGTGTTGAGAATGTCTCAGCTGTGGAGAAAACGGACGATGCAGTCCAATATCAGAAGATACAACCGGAGCACCGAATTGATTTATTTGATGCTTCGGTTTTTGCATGCATCAAATTCATTGACCAGGCAGAAAAATCAAAGGCTGCTGCAGGATGGTGGAATTAAACATGAGCAAAAATAAGAGAAAAAACAATATTTTACAGACTCGGAGCACTGGCAACAATATGTCAATCGGCTATCTGGTATCAGATTCTGACTCGATTTGTGTCCCTGGATATACATCTCTGGATCACAATCCTGAGATCATGACAGCATGTCACAAGATTGCTGAGCTGATAGGAACTCTGACAATCCATCTGATGGCCAACACGGACAATGGAGACAAGAGGATCCAGAACGAGCTCTCCAGAACCATTGACATTGATCCCATCGCTACGATGACCAGAAAAACATGGATGGAGGGAATTGTCATGAACCTCCTCCTCTATGGAGATGGGAATTCAGTTGTCTGGCCTCATACGTGGCAGGGTTATATCAGGAGCCTTGAACCGATTTCTGCCTCCAGAGTCAGCTTTATTCCGGACGGATATCGGAATTATAAGATTTCTATTGATGGCCAGATGCATGATCCTCAGAATATGCTGCATTTTGTTTATAATCCGGACAAGATTTATCTCTGGAAGGGAAAAGGAATGAGAATTTCCCTCAAGGAGCTCGCAAACAACCTGAAACAGGCGCGGGCAACTGAGAAGGGATTTATGGAGTCAAAATGGAAACCCTCGCTCATTGTCAAGGTTGATGCTATGACAGATGAATTCTCCGGAGTAGAGGGCAGAAAAAAGCTCAGGGAGGACTACCTTGAGACAGGAGAGGCGGGAGCTCCGTGGATTATCCCCGCGCAACAGTTTGAAGTTCAGGAGGTCAGACCTTTATCTCTCTCGGATCTGGCACTCTCTGACATGGTCCAACTCGACAAAAAGACTGTTGCGTCCATCGTTGGAGTCCCTCCGTTCCTTCTGGGAGTCGGTGAATATAAAAAAGAGGAGTGGAATAGTTTTATCATGACTACGGTCAAAACGATATGCACCGGGATTCAGCAGGAAATGACAAAAAAGCTGATCATCAATCCGAGATGGTATCTGAGATTCAATTATCGGTCACTCCTCGACTGGGACATCAAGACAATTTTTGATGTATATGGAGGACTTGGTGAGCGCGGATGGGCAACAGGTAACGAGGTCAGGGACCTGTTATCAATGAGCCCTCTTGAGGGCCTTGATGAGCTCACAACGCTTGAAAATTATATTCCGATTAGCAAGTTAGGAGATCAGAAAAAACTGATCCAGGGAGGAGAAGAATGAGCGAAGTAACAAGAGAAATGATCAGACAGGTCCGGAGCATTGCATCGGACTTTAAGACAAGGCAGGAAGGCGATGACCTCAGGATTGAGGGATATTTCGCTGTTTTTAATAGCAACTATGACATAGCTCCTGGAATGAGTGAGTCAATCGCTCCGGGCGCGTTTAAAAACACGCTCGCAGGAGACATCAGAGCTCTGGTCAATCATGACACCACTTTAGTGCTCGGAAGAACATCAGCTCACACTCTTGAACTGCGTGAGGATGAACATGGTCTCTGGGGTTCCATCGTTATCAATCCGAAAGATACCGATGCAATGAACCTCTATGAACGTGTAAAGCGTGGCGATGTGAGTCAGTGTTCATTCGGTTTCGACATTTTGTCCGAGGAGACCGATATCCTCGACAATGGCGACATTCATTGGACCATGACTGAGGTGAAGCTCTATGAGGTGTCATGTGTGACATTTCCTGCATATCAGGAGACAAATATCGATGCCAGGTCAGAAGAGCGTGACAACATCCTAAAACGCGAAAATGATGCCTGGAGAGCAAAGATGAAAGAGAGGATCTTGAAATGTTAAAGACATTAATGCTCAGAAAGAGACTCGATGATGCAAAGAAGGCTCTCGAAGCTCTCAGAAGCAAGGACGAAGAGATGCAGAAGAGAGAGGAAGAGCTCACTGGTGCAATCGATGAGGCTCAGACAGAGGAAGAAAAGTCAGCTGTCGAGGAAGAGATTGAGAAGTTTGAAGCTGACAAGAAAGCCCATGAAGAGGAAAAGGCTGATCTTGAGAAGTCAGTCGAGGATCTTGAGGGTGAGCTCGCAAGCGCAGAGGCAGAGGATGCTGCAAAAGCAGCAGCTGCAGATGAGGCTGAGGCAGCAAGACGTGCCGAGGCAGGTTCAGAGAAAAGGGAGGCTATTAAGATGAACGAAAGAGCGAGAAGGCTTTTCGCAAAGATGGAGAGAAGCGAAGTCAATGCAATGATGCAGCGCGAAGATGTCAAGGCATATCTTGAGAACGTTCGTGAGTGCATCAAAAACAAGAGAGCTGTCACAAACGCAGGTCTCACAATCCCTGAGGTGATGCTTGATCTCCTCAGAGAGAACATCATGAATTATTCAAAGTTGTACAGACATGTCAATGTGCAGTCTGTAAACGGAGAAGCAAGACAGCCCATCATGGGCACAATTCCGGAGGCAATCTGGACAGAGTGCTGCGCTAATCTCAACGAGCTTGACATCGTATTCGCTGATGTAGAGGTTGATTGCTATAAGGTCGGCGGATTTTTCAAGGTTTGCAATGCAACTCTTGAGGACTCTGACATCGATCTCGCTGCAGCTCTCCTGGAGGCTCTTGGCCAGGCGATTGGTATCGCACTCGACAAGGCCATCCTCTATGGTCAGAACACATCAGCAACTCTCAAGATGCCTGAGGGTATCGTTTCAAGACTTGTTCAGACATCACAGCCTGCTAATTATCCTCCTACAGCTAGACCGTGGGCAGATCTCCACACCTCTAATGTGATCACAATCGCGAACACATACACAGGCAAGGATTTATTTGCTCAGATCGTGCTCGCATCCGGTGCAGCTAAAGGCAAATATAGCAGAGGCAAAAAGGTATGGGTTATGAATGAAACCACATACACGTTCCTCAAGGCTGAGGCAATGTCAGTCAATGCTGCAGGTGCAGTTGTATCCGGTATGGAGGGCACAATGCCTGTTGTCGGTGGAATTGTTGAGGTTCTCGACTTTATCCCTGATTATGTAATAATCGGAGGATATCTCGACCTCTATCTCCTCGCAGAGAGAGCAGGAATCAGATTCGCAGAGTCTGAGCACGTTGCATTTCTGTCAGATCAGACTGTCCTCAAGGGTACAGCAAGATATGACGGACATCCGTCAATCGCTGAGGCATTTGTTGCTATTGGTGTCAATGGCACAACTCCCTCAAGCACAATGACATTTGCCCTGGATAAGGCTAACACAGTTCAGAGCATCAGCATTGACAAGGCAGTCCTTGCAATCACAGTCGGTGATGATCCTGTGCAGCTCGTAGCAACAACAGCTCCTGTTGAGGGACCTGTGACATGGGCATCCTCTGACACAACAAAGGCAACTGTTGACGATGATGGTAAGGTGACAGCTGTTGCAGCTGGATCCGCAGTCATCACTGCAACCTCAAACGGTGCTGTTGCTAGTTGCGCTGTAACCGTTTCAGCTGCTTGATGAGTTACATCGTCATCGAGGAGTTTGCGGATAAAACAGACGAATTCCGCGCCTACCTACCGGGCGCGGAATTTCCCCGCAAGGGGCTCGATGTATCAGAGGCAAGGATCAAGGAATTATCAACTGATGCCAACGCTCTGCACAAGCCTCTGATCAAAGAGGTTGCAGAGGAAAAGAGAGAGGAGCCCAAAAAAGCTCCTCCTAAAAAGGCATCAAAGAAAAAGGAGCAGAAATGACAAAGTCAGACATTCTCTCAATGCTCAAGGCGAATCTTGAGATTGTGAACACAATAAAAGATACATACCTGGAGCAACTCATTGACACCTCACTCTCTGAGATCAAGAGAGAGGGGATCACTATTGTCACCACAGAAAAGGAGATCACAATTGTGGATCCTGAGACTGAGGAAGAGACAACAGAGACCGTCATTGAGTATGAGACTGAGGATGCAAATCTGATTGTCATGTATGCTGCATATTTGTATCGCAATAGGGCAACTGATGCAGTTAGTGGCTACACAACAGCATTATCTGCCACAGGAATGCCCAGGATGCTCAGATATGCGTTAAATCAGAGGATATTTTCAAAGAGGACAGAGACATGATGGATTCAGGACTGGTCACAATCTGTGAGCTGCAGAACATAGCTGAGCAGGGCAATATGCCAAAACCGACTCTGGTCAAGCTGAGACAGCACTTTTTTGAGGAGAGGACTGTCGGATATGGGAGACAGTATGCAGCAATGGGAGTCAATGAGAGAGTTGACTATCTCATCAGGATCTGGAGGGATGCAGGTGTCCATACTGAGATGTATGCGATTCTGACAGATTATGAGGGACAGATAAATGAGGATGGTGATCAGTACCGAATCGATAATGTACAGCACCTTTTAAACTCGGACGGACTCAAAGTCACAGATATTACACTTTATAGGATGGACAAATTATATGATGTCACTGAACTCCCTCCTGATGAAGGTCAGGGATGAACTCAACAGCATAGAGATTGAAAGCGATGAGGGATCTGTCAAAGGACAGTTTTATCATTATCGGAGACCTGCCAATATTAAAGAGGAGTATGGTGTATGGTCAGAGACCGGAGAGATCAACAGCTTTAATGCAAATAATCGCAAGGCAGAGCAACAGATCACAGGATATCTCGATTATTTTACGCTGATCGAATACAATCCCATGATCGACAAGATCCAGGAGACTCTGGAGGAATTACATTCCGGAGGATGGTCTCTCAATTCTGTCCAGTATGAGGATCAGACAAACCTCATACACTATGAGTGGTATTTCACGGTGGTGTAATATGGCAAAGCTGACAGTCGGTAATGGAATAAATAAATATATTGCAGAGCTCGAAAGACTTGGAAGGAGCACGGATGAGATCATCGGAAAATGCATTTATGACGGTGCAAAAATCGTCACTGATGCAGTGCATGATGAGATTGCAAAGCTCCCGGACAATGTCGCGACAGAGGCTCAGAAATCTGGACTCATTTCAGGACTTGGTATTGCCAAAATGAAGAGGACTATGATCTCAGCTGATGTCAAAGTAGGTGAGGATGGCTATAATTCGCACATCACGAAAAAGTTTCCGAATGGACATCCAAATGCAATGATAGCCAGAGCCATTATCAGCGGGACCTCATGGAGACCACAAAAAAATGACTTTGTAGGAAGAGCAGTGAACCGGACGAGAAATCAGGCAGAAAATGCCATGAAAAAAACTTGTGAGCAGGAAATCACAAAGATTATGAGATAGGAGGAACGTTATGGAAGCAGGAAGAGTCACAACGGGCTTTTCAAAGCCATATGTGGCACTCTACAACAATGTTGGCACAACTGTCACATACACAGGTCTGAGAAGGCTTGCAAGAGGTGTCAATGTCAACATTAGTCCGGAGAGTGCTGATGATAACAAGTTTTATGCTGACAACATCGAAGCAGAGTCAGCTGCAGGTCAGTTTGCAGGTGGTAACGTAGATTTGACTGTTGACGGACTCTATACAGACGCAGAGAGATTCATTCAGGGACTCCCTGCACCTGGAGCAGACGGATGGACAAATTATGGAAATGATCAGGTCATTCCATATATGGGACTCGGATTTATTGTCAGATACATGTCTGGGGGAGTCACATCCTATCAGCCTATGTTGCTGACAAAAGTAAAATTCAATACTCCTGGAACAGAAGCAGCAACTCAGGAGGATGAGATTGACTGGCAGACTCAGTCACTCTCTGCATCAATCAGCAGAGATGACACCACAAAGCAGAACTGGAGAAGCCTCGGAGCATCATTTGCAACAGAGGCTGAGGCAGAGCTCGCTCTCAAGGTCAAAATGGGATATGTAGCTCCTGAGCTTTCAACTTTGACAATCGGAGCTTTGACTCTGACTCCTACATTTGCACCTGGTACACTTGCATATACAGCAACAACCAGAAATGCATCTGATGCAGTCAGTGCAACAGCTCCTGATGATGTGACTGTTGTCATCAAGGCAAATGGAACTGAGATCACAAGCGGTGATCCTGTGACATGGGTACTCGGTGCAAATGAGATCATTGTGACAGCTACAAAGGGAGATGATGTGACAACCTATTCAGTTGAAGTCACAGCTCTGGCTGAGGCAGTGCTCTCTGATATCACAATCGGAGCCTTGACTCTGACTCCCACATTTGATTCTGATACTGACACCTACACAGCTACAACAACAAATGCATCTGATGCTGTATCAGCAACAGCTGCAACAGGTGTTGACGTTACAATCGAGGCTAACAGTGTTGAGATTGCAAGCGGTGACGAGGTGACATGGGTACCTGGTGACAATACAGTGACCATCACAGTAACAAATGGTGTTGATACAAAGACCTACACAGTCACAGTAACAGCATCATGATTATAGAACGGAGGTGAAAACATGATAGTTAATGGTAGAGATGTCAAATTCTGTTATAACGTCCTCGCATCAATTGAGGTTGCAAAGATTTGTCCGGATGAGAAACTGGAAAATATCCAGGCTCTCTTTTCCGGGCCTTATGATGAGCAGATCAAAGGCACGAGCAAGTTTATGATCGCTCTCCACAAGGGCTATATCGAATCGGAGAAATGGAAAAATCCGACATTTGATGAGGCTCTCCTGACTGAGGATGAGCTTTTGAGGATGGAAACAAGAGATTATCTCAAACTCCAGGATGAGGCCATAAAGGCCTATATGGGAGACCAGAAAAGAGCTATCGAGACCGAACCCATAAAGCAGAAATCAGGAAAAAAAACGGACACAGCAGGTCCCAAAAAATCGAGCTGACTGAGCCCTGGTTGCTGTTTTATGGGCACATGATGAACATGACAAGGCAGGAGATTATGATCACACGTTATGGAGAATTCCGTGATCTAATCTCCTGTTTTGCTGTACATGAAGGATCCGCGAAGATCGTTCAAAAGAAAAAATGGACATTTGATGAGATTATTCAGCTGAGGTGAGGATATATGGCTGTCAATATTGGACCTAAAATCGGAGTCGAAGGCGAAGCCGAGTACCGAAAACAAATTAATAATATCATTACTCAGACAAAGACTCTGAGCTCTGAGATGAAAAAACTGGAGTCCTCTTTCAATTCCGAGGGCAAATCCATCTCTGAAAACGCTCAGAAGAAAAAACTCCTCAATGAGCAGATCAAGGTTCAGGAAGAGCGAGTCAAAGCCCTCAATGACATGCTTGAAAAAGCAAAAGGGAAATATGACGAAAACTCTAATGAGGTGCTCAAATGGCAGCAGGCTGTCAATAATGCCGAAACTGAGCTGAATAATCTCAAGAAGGAACTTGAGTCAATACCCAGTGCACTGCAGACAGTTGGAAACAACATGCAGCAGATGGGTGAAAAGGTAAAGTCTGTTGGTGATGGAATGGTGTCCATCGGAAAAAATATGACAAGCAAAGTCACCGCTCCCATCGTGGCGGGACTTGGTGCTGCAATCAAGACAACAATGGACTTTGATGCTGAGATGAGCAAAGTCTCAGCAATATCCGGAGCAACCGGGGATGATTTCGACGCTTTAAGAAATAAAGCGATCGAGATGGGAGACTCAACAAAATACAGCGCGACTGAGTCAGCTGAGGCGATGGAATACATGGCCATGGCTGGATGGAAAACTGAGGACATGCTCGATGGTATTACCGGAATCATGAACCTTGCAGCAGCATCCGGTGAAGAGCTCGCAACAACCTCTGACATTGTGACAGATGGACTGACAGCTTTTGGACTCTCAGCAGCAGATTCAACTCATTTCGCTGATGTCCTGGCAGCAGCATCTGCAAATGCAAATACAAATGTCAGCATGTTGGGAGAGTCATTTTCCTACGCTGCACCTGTTGCGGGTGCTCTTGGATTCAGTATCGAAGATACTGCAACAGCTCTCGGACTCATGGCTAATGCAGGAATCAAAGCGTCCCAGGGTGGTACAGCCCTCAGGACGCTTTTCACAAATATGGCTAATCCGACAGATACTATGGCAGCAGCTATGGATGATCTGGGTATAAGCCTGACTAATTCTGAGGGAGAGATGAATTCCCTCAAGGATATCATGGTTCAGCTCCGTGCAGGATTCGGAGATCTCAAGGTTTCTGAGGATGATTATCTCGAAGCACTGGAAGGACTGAATTCACAGCTTGAAAGTGGAGAAATCACTCAAAAACAGTATGACAACATGCTTGAGGACTGGATTTCTCACACGTTCTCAGCTGAGGGCGCGATCAAAGCCCAGACCGCTGCAATGCTTGCAGGTAAGACTGGAATGTCCGGACTCCTGGCAATCGTCAATGCATCGGATGCTGATTTTGAAAAGCTGACAAATTCAATTGATACTGCATCAGAGAGCATGGCACTCCTCGCAGATGGTTCAATCGTTCCTCTCGATGAGGCTCTGAAATCCGGTCAGGAGATCATCGCTCAGTATGATGGTGCAGCTGAACAGATGGCTGCAACTATGCAGGACAATGCTGCAGGACAGATTCAGATCTTAAAGTCAAATATTGAGACTCTTGCAATCTCAATCGGAGACCTCTTGACTCCATCACTGTCCGAAATCATCGAACATGCTCAGAATTTTGTCCAGAAGCTCACAGCTCTTGATGATGGCACAAAGAAAATGATCGTTAATGCAGCACTGATTGCTGCAGCAATTGGTCCTGTTTTAGTAGCAGGTGGTACCATTGTCAGCGCAATCGGCACAATCATGAGTGTTGGAGGTACATTATTGACTGGATTATCTGCAGCTATGCCAGTTTTTGCTGCCATAGGAACAGCAATCGCAGGAGTCGCTACATCAGCAATTGCTGCTTTACCTGGAGTAATAGCTTTTTTGGCACCATTTGCACCTTTTATTGCAATAGGTGCTGCAGTTGTGGCAGCAGGTGTCCTGATATATAAAAACTGGGACAAGATCAAAGAGGTTGCAGGTCAGGTCGGAGAGGCTGTCTCTGAGAAGTGGGGACAGATCAAAGAAAAGACTGTTGAGACTTGGAATGACGTTAAGACAAAGACAGCTGAGGCATGGGACAATGTCAAAACAAAGACAGCTGAGACCTGGAACAATATCAAGAGTAGTGTTGCAACAGCAGGAAATGCCCTGGTGACAAACACATCTCAGTCACTCAATAGGATAAAATCGGCATTTAATGAGCATGGTGGTGGAGTCAAGGGAGCTGTGGCAGCAGCATGGACCGGAATCAAAGAATATTATACTCTGGGATTCCGTACACTGGACACTCTGACAGGTGGTCAGCTGACAAAGATCAAAGATCTTTTTATCCAGAAATTTACTGATATCAAAAATCAGGCTCTCAATTGGGGACGCGATATCATTGAGAATTTTATTAGTGGCATCAAGGAAAAGCTCGGAGCAGTCGGAGATGCTTTTGGAGCTGTGGCGAATAAAGGAAAAGAGCTCCTGGGGCACTCACATCCTACTAAGGGACCGATGGCTGATGATTATAAGTGGATGCCTGACATGATGAAACTTTTCGCAAAGGGGATCCGGGACTATTCCGGACTTGTAACTGGTGCGATTGATTCAGTAGCAACTGATATCTCTGTCGGTATGAATGGATATCAGGCTCAGTCAAGTGACACAGCTGCACTGGGAGCAACAATTGCAGGATCGATTGATGCTGCAGCTATTTACTCAGCTGTTAGAGATGGAGCAGCTGATGCAACAATTGTCATCAATCTTGATGGAAGAGAGCTCAGAAGAGAACTCAACGGACTGGGAGTGGTATTCGGATGAGTACAGCAGTATATACAAATAGTGCAGGAAAGACATTCAATCTCCTGGACTTTAATATGATGAAATTGAAGGATGCTCAGCTCCATAAGTATGCATGGGTACCTGAGGGAGTCAAATATAAATATGGTGAGCTCCTCCAGACGTTCACAAAGGACTCTCAGATATTTCCTGCAACTTTTAAAGTGTTCGGATCCGTGTCAGATCGCAAGGAAAAGCTCAACTCATTCCATGATGCAACTGAGCATGATGTGATGCTGATAAAGCCCGGACAATTAACGGTGGATGGATATTCAATCGAGTGCTATATCATCGAGTCTGACACGATAGCTCCTGAGGATAATTCCGAGACCACCACAAACGAGGTGAGCATATATTGTCCTTTTCCTTTTTGGATCAAAGAGACTAAATATGAAATCCAGTCCACAGGATCCTCAGAGGTTGTTGATGGACTTGATTTTCCTTTTGACCTCTCCTGTGATCTGGGTGTCAGCGGATATCGTAAAGTCATCAATTTCGATGTGACGATTCCGCTCGATTTTAGGATGGTGATATATGGTGAGTGTACATCTCCCGCGATCTATATCAACGGACATCTATATGAGGTGCAGGTGACTGTCCCCTCATACTCAACTCTGACCATATCATCCATTGAGAAAAATGACCGTGAAAAAGCGGTATTTCTGACATATCCCTCCGGGGCAACTCAGAGCGTGTTATATGCCAGAAATAGAGAAAGTTATATTTTTGAGCCGATCCAGGGATCCGGAAAGATTATCGTTTCCACGTCTCAGAATCTGGCTTTTGATCTGTATCTGATTGAGAAACGGAGTGAGCCAAAATGGACCTGATTTATGCAGATGTCATTGATGGAGTGATTTATGATCAGGGGACACTCAATGTCTACGATTATGATTGCTCTTTTGGCGAAAAAGAGAATAATTTCCAGATCAAGGCTCCTGTGGGGGCAACTGAGCTCAAAGAGAATCAGGTTGTGTATATCATGGGGACTGAGTATGGTGGTGTCATTGACGCGATTGAAGTCGATACCACTAATAGATTTATGATTTACACTGGAAGAACGTGGCACGGAATTCTCGAAAATAAAATTCTGTATCCATTGCCCGGACATGATTATTTTTATGTCAATGGTGACGCAAATGAGGTCCTCAGGGAGCTACTGGAGAGAATGAACATTATTCCTGGAGATCTCAATGAGCTCTATGTGCAACCTGCAGAGGGATTCATGAGCGTATCTGCAGCGGAGTCTGGGATATATGTCGAGGCGCGTGTTGCATCTGAGTCTGGGAATTATGCGCATGGATACACCTTTATCCGTGACCTTCTCTATGCATTCAATGCAAAACCGCAGATCATTAATGGAGTCCTGTCTGCAGTTGAAAATGTTGACTATTCAAATAATGATGACTTTTTAGAGGGCACTGATCAATTCCGAGCTAAGAGAAATTATAACTCACTCAACAGACTGCACTGCATGGGATCAGGGAATCTCTCTGACAGATATACCATTGACCTCTATCTTGATGAAAATGGTGGGCTTTTGCCATATTCAAGAGAAAATCCGGTCAAAGATTCAGATTATTATACAGACCTCAATGCTTTGTCACAGTCAACTGATCCTGAGGATGTGGCTAATTTTCAGGAAATAACTGAGCATATGGTGACAGGTATCAATGAGATATCTGACATATATGATTATCCGAGCATCCAGAGCACGTATCACTATGTTGCTCTTACAGAGCAGCCTGATGACTGGGAGTCAGATCTGACTCCATCAGAAGAGCTCAAAGATAAAAAATGGGGATTCCAGAAGTATTTTGAGCAGGAAGTTGATTCCAATACTGAAAACGTGGATTATAATGCGCTTGCAAAGCCCGGTCTAGAAACGAGATACAGACTGCAGCTAACAATGCCTGAGGACTGGCTTTCAAATTTTGCCGATTATTTCACATCAGGAGCTGATGGATTCACACCTGTCCAGGCTGTTGAGTATTATGTGCAGCAGACCACAGAACCGGGAGACTGGTACCAGGGAGGATATGCTAATTACTTCCTTGATACAGCAGGAACACCTGTTGCTCAGATTCCAGGACTGACTCCTCTGACAGGACAGCCTGGTGACTGGACAACAAACTGGACCGTATATGCGCTCTCAGATGGTTCGAGGGTGCCATCAGTGACTCCAGATCCTGTCTACACATTGCTAAACAAGAAACCCGGAAACTGGAAAGATAGTTATAAATCTTATTATCAGACTGATGGTGTGAATTTTACTCCAGTAACAGGAAAATCACGAAAAGATCACGTTTTGACAACGTATCAGCCCTCGGATTGGGCGAAAAGTTATAAAACATATTTCAAAAGAGTGGGGAAAAAATGGGTTAAACTTGCAAACAAAAAAGCTCCCAAATGGGTAAGGGGGAAATATTATCAAGAGATTACAGTTGAGGATCCTCCGACTTTTGGAAAAAACAAATACTATTCTATGCAGCAACCACCAGACGAGGCTCCTCCGTTTGAACTTGGAAAATATTATGCAAATGGTTATGTTGTGCCGACCTGGGGATGGCATGTGGTATATAAAAAGCAAACAGTCCCCACATGGCAGCGCAATACATATTATACTGCATACGATTATCAGCCAATCCCGACATTCGTGCCGGGAGCTTTTTATATCCAGTATGAGGACCATTTTGAGGCTCTGATTGAGTCAGCTCTAAAAAAGATAGCAGAATATCAGAAAAAGGATGAGCTCGCGATCACGCTCGATGAGTCGAGAGTTTATGACATCAATGACCGTGTCGGAGCATCTGATGAGGTGACTGGTATCGGTGCAGTCGAGAGGATCACCCAGAAGATTGTTAAGATCCAGAGGGGCATCATAACATTCAGTTATGATACTGGGAAATAGGAGGAAACATGTCAGCAAATATCGAACTTGTAACGTCCCACAAAGGGACTCCACACATCACAACTGATCAGGTCAGGGATCTGCTTGCAGGATTTTCTGGTGATATTGATGGAATCAAGGTTTTTTCAAACCTTGATGATGCTTTTGAGTATTCTGTTGAGGATGCAACAACTGTCCGAATTAAGACAGGTCAGGCACTGGCAGCAGGATATCATTTTCAGCTCCTGGATGCATATGACTGGCTACTGGATCCCGGTGTGGTGGGTTATAGCAGATATGATTCTCTTTATCTGGTTATCTATGAGGATCCTATCACTCTGGTACAGACAGCTGACTTTGTGTATCAGGTCGGAGAGCTATATCAGAACGGAACCACCGGGACAGTCCCAGGACCTCCGACTGGTACCAACATCAAAGAAGAATTTGAATTTATGCGCTGCAACTCCTCGGACGGTGCAATCGTTGTTGTCGAGGCTAAATATACAACATATCTGTCAAATGAGCAGCTTGAGTCAAATGTGAGCGGGACTGTTGATCAGGTCGAGACCAACAAAGAAGCTCTCAATGGCCTGAGATTCGGAATTGATGCAAATGGAAAATATGGATATTACAAGGCAGGTGCTGATACAGTTACCCCTTTTAGAAATCCAGAAGGAACTGCAGAGGCTAGTGAGGTGCTTGTCAATAAGACATTTTCAACTGCTTTGCTCGAAAATGCTGTTGGTACTATGGCAAACTACTCCGGGATAGAAAATATCAGGAGGATCACTCCCTCAGGTGGTACCGGAGTCACGAGAATGGCACTTTTGCCTGGTTACTATGACATGATCGAGGTGGACAGGACAAATGTCTATAATGCAGCGCAGAATGAGACCTGGGCAGATACTTTTCCCGCAGGTATTCCGGATATATTGGATTGTGCCAATATCCAGAGCATGACAGTCACAAATGGAGGAATACAACCGATTCCGTTAGCTCTCGCATACTATGATAAAAACGGAAGTTCAATATCAATGCAGATAATTCAGACAACTGGCTCTGCAGAATTTCCATCTAATGCCAGATATGTGTCTTTTGTCGGGACAGTAAGTGCAATATCAGTTGTTTATCAGACAAAAAAGCTCAGAGGACAATAATCCGATGGAGGATAGAAAATTATGATCGACTTAATCACCGGGCATCAGGGCATCCCGCACATCAGCGCGGAGCAGGTGTCTACAATAAACAATGTATTTATGTATGGATACGGTCAAAACAGCATCGTGAGGCTTTACAATGGCACGATCGGACAGGATGGTCTCGCTATTGTGATCGGTACCGGATACTGGAGAGCAAATGGATATGATATGCAGGTCACGGATGAGGAGACAATCAGATTTGATCCCACTGAGCCAGGTCTGAGCAGGATAGATGTGTTATATGCTGAGCTCCTGCAGGATATCCCCTCCGGAGTCCAGAGAATTGAGTTTGTTGTTGTCCAGGGTGAGGCAGATGTCAGTCCATCTGAGCCTCCGGTACCCACACAGCCTCAGCTGACAACAGATGAGCTGCAGATGGTGCTGCCTATCTCAAAATGCACGATATCAGAGAACACAATGACAATGACAGATCAAACCCTCCCATTAGATCTCAATGTCGGAGGCTCACTGTTTGTTGATTCAGACAGTTATATCTGTATAGATTATGACAAGGTTAAAAGGGAGGATTAAATAATGGCAACTGACAGACTATTAAATCAGACACAGGGCGATCAGATCATCACAGCTCTTGGAGAGATAAAGAATGCAATCATATCACACACAGCTCCTGCACTCGATTCAGATCCTGCAGTGAGGAGTGTGGTTGACAGATGGCTCAGGTTTAATCCGCTGGACAAAACCGGACTTGTGATCAAGGCAGGAACTGAGATCAAAAAATCAAATGGAGAATATCAGGTATATGACACAGACACACAGGTCGCGCTCGGTGCTCTTGTAGGTGGCAAGGATTATTTTGTGAATCTGGCTGATGATGGCACCATTACAGCATCGCAGTCAAAGCTCGGATCAGGAGTGACTATCGGACGCTTTCACACTCTCTGTGTGGCAGCAGGTACCATCAACATGATTGCTCCATCCTCAGGAATTGGTGTGAATGGAGATTTTATGGTCAAGTCCTACAGAGAGGATGAGGATCCTGATTATTATGAATTTTATAAAAAGAAGGTCCTCTCTCTGACATCATACACGCAGTATGATGTTGTCACTGTAAATCATCCATTATCAGGTTATTCTGCAGGAGATATTCTGCCTGAGTCAATATGGTGTCTCTCCTGGCATCCTGAATGTCTTTTTGAGGATGCGATGGTCTATGACAGAGACACAGGTGTCGCTGTTGATATTTATCTGCAGAGTGGAAAAGGACTCAATACACGCTCAACCTATAATGTTGCTCATACTGTATCCAGGCAGCAGTGGAACCATCAAGAGGATATGAGGCAGGTTGGAAAGAGACTGCTCAGAGATTACGAATTCACATCTGCAGCTATTGGCTCCAATGAAAAAACAAATATATATGGTTCTGCAGACCAGACAAATGTTGGAGGTCATAAGGATACAGCTAACAGAAGAATGATTTCTGCAATCGGATGTGAGGAGATGTGTGGTTATCTGTGGCAGTGGCTTGATGAGATTGCTCCCACAGGTGGATCAGCATGGGCAGATGATGATGGTCATGGTGCTTTTGGTCAGGAGTATGGTGCTCCTTATGTCCTGCTCGCGGGGGGCTCTTGGTCTTATGCTGCGGCCTGCGGTTCTCGCTGTCGTATTTCGGCTAACGTTCGCTCGAATGTCAATACGGCTTTCGGTGGGCGCGGGTCGAGCCGTGTATCACGTCATGCCTGATCGGAGGATAATATATGGATATTCCTAAATTTGAGGATGTGGCAGAGAATAAGGCACTGGACGGAGACAAGGTCAGAATTGACGATGTATTAAACAGTGAGATTATTGTCACAGGGTTTCATGTATCCTCAAGTAAATATCAAAATAAAGGCTGCAGTTTCTGCACAAAGATTCAATTTTATTTTGCAAATGATGAGAAGCAGGAGAAAAAAGTCTTTTTCTCAGGTTCCTCAGTCATCAAGGATCAGGCGGAAGAGATGGAAAAGAAGCTCCAGGAAAAAGGAATGGAGTATATTTTCAAAACTACAGTCAAAAAGGTCGGAAATTACTACTCATTCACATGAGTAGATAATTTTGAGATAAACGGTTAATGTCCTGATCGCAGGGGGCAATTGGAATAATGCTGCGAACTGCGGTTCTCGCTGTCGTAATTCGAATAACGTTCGCTCGAATGTCAATACGAATATCGGTGGGCGCGGGTCGATACGTGGGTTTAGAAGCATAACTCCGGTGCGTAATATCGAGCTAACTCACGGCTGATCGTTTATCTGTGGCACGGATGCCAGAACACACAGCGGAGATGGGTGGGTTTTAGTAGGAAACGAACGATCTCACCCTAAAATGAAATATGAAAACATATAAACATTTATGGGACAGGTTTATCTCTGAGGAAAATTTTGAGATAGCTTATGCAAATTCGATCAAGAGAAAGAAAAAGCAGAGACAGATCCGGGAATTTAATGAGGATAAGGAAAACAACCTGAAAAAGGTCAGGGAGCTAGTGGTCAGTGGCAATTTCCACACCTCAGAATATACATCCATGAAGGTTTATGAACCTAAAGAGAGGCTGATCTATAAACTTCCTTATGCTCCGGACAGAATTGTACAACATGCGATCATGAACATCCTGAGACCTATTCTCACAACAAAATTTATCGAAAATAGTTATGCATGTGTCGAGGGAAAAGGCCCTCACAAAGCGAGTCAAAAATGCGCGGAATTCACGAGAAAATATAATTATTGCTTAAAGTGTGATATACATCATTTTTATCCATCCGTTGATCAGAGGATCCTGTCAGAGATGCTCCACCGGATCATTAAAGACGAAAAATTCATGGAAATCATTGATGATGTGGTTTTCTCGTTCCCAGGAGGCAAAAATGTTCCTATAGGCAACTATTGCTCGCAATGGTTCGGCAACTTTTATCTGACATATCTCGACAATTTTGTCCTGCATGAACTCAAGTGCGGAAAATATATCAGGTATTGTGATGATTTCCTTTTGTTTAGTGATGATAAGGAATTTTTGAAGTTCTGCAGGAAAAG